TCCACCGCCGGCCGCACCCAATCTTGGACAGCCGCGTTCTGCTGACTCGAGTCGTCATAGCCGACCACGGTCAACACCAGAGCTGGATCGAGTCGGTCGAGCCGCCATGTGCCATCCGGCTTGCTGAGCAAGCTCGCGATGCAGTTTGTGGTGCCCCGGTCAAAGACCAGTATGCGCCCCTGCGCAGGCTGGTTCAGGATGCGGAATCGGCCATCCACCGCATCTGGCTCGGAGGCCGAGGGCGCCTCACCGGCGAGGAATCCCTTGCCCGCGTATGCCTGAGCGCTAGACACAAGCACACCAAAGCAAGCACCACCGCCCAGCGTCGCCCATTTGACCGGCGACGTCCGAAACCCGAATTGGATCGCAACGATGCTCATGGTTCACCAGGCGTTTGCGATGTCGATCAGCACCTGACCGTGGTACGTCTCGCTGTAGCCGGTCGTGTCGATTATGTACCCCTTCGCCAAGAGCTGAGTTCCGGCCGGCAAGCCACCCACATCGCTCACCACTGTCATCTCTGGGAAGGGTCGACGATGGACTGGAGCGTAAAGCCCAGGCAGGAACCCGCGCGGCGCGTAGGGACCCTCGAACACCACCACAGGTGCGTACAGCAGTCCGTTGTTGGCCGCGTAGGGATATGGGGGATATTGGGACGAACTACCGAAGGAACCCGAGCTATACAACCCATCTGCCGACAGGCCGCATCGTATAGCTCCCGGAACTGCCGCTGAGTTGCGGCCAATGAAGCACGAGGTGGACGTGTCAGAAGTGAAGCTGTTGCTCCAACCGCTCTGGCCCCTGAGACCATATCCGATGCTGCTCGACAGCTCATTATCCGAGCCCTTGTAAGACACTACATAGTGGTGCTTGTCCCCGGGCTTCAGCGAAGTAATATCGCCCGCGTAGTGCGGATGCATCGCCCCGCCTCCGTACTGCGCGAACTGCCCGGAGGTATCCACAAATAGATAGAAGAACCTTTCATTACCCACAGCCACCCACGGCCTAGCCTCGGCCGTTGCGGCTGAGGACTTGTCCCAGCGTGAACCAGTCGGCTTAAGTGAGGTTGCCGGGGTGGGATCCGAGCCGTTATCGATATCCGACATGGTGGCGAATCCGCGCAGCAACGCTGAACGCTGAGCGGTATCGTCCAGCCTCAGGAAAAATCCGGTACCGATAATGGAGGCGTTTCGGAAGACCCGTACGTTTGAGCCGGTGAAGGCCTTGGTCCAGCCCATACCGGGCTTTTGATTGGCACCACTGCCGTAGCCGTCAACCAGCAACGCATCGAGCAGCATGGCCATCGCGCCGGGCTGGCCGGAAAGCTGGGGTGCACCCGAATCGGTGCTCTTGTATACGTTCGGGATCAAGCTCATGCGTTATCTCCTGAAATGTTGCCAACGACCATGAAACGGGTGGAATCAACGATCCCTTCGGGTGCACCAGGAAGGGTCGTACGAACCATCCAAACCGGGGCCAGGCCACCAACAGTGTTGAACCGCACCACGTTGTTGGTAGCCCATCCAGTTCCCCAACCCTGGCGGCGAATCGTGAAGTAGGGGCGATTGGTTCGCGGATTCAGAGGTGCGCAGTCCGCGCTGATGCTTCCAGTGGTGATCACACCCACCGTCTCACCCATCACCTCAAACTGCGTGGCGTTGGTGAATCGAATTGCCCAGCGCTCAGTGATGGTGTCGCTGTTGGTAACCAGGAGAGGAAAATCCGTGTCGTTGTAGGTACCCGGCGCCGCGCTGCCAACCAGTTGGTCGGTCCAGTTGTTGGTCCACGTGCTCTGATCGAACAGGTTGACCACGCGGGCCTGCAGGTCGAGCGACCCATTTGCCTCACCCAGCCGCAGCGCAGTGCTGATCAGCGCCTCGCCTGGGGGATAGTCATGGGTGAGGCCAGTGTTGATCTCGATCTCACCAGTAATCTGCGGCTGGACTACCAACCGGCGGTCCTCCACCCGATGAGAGACGACGATTGGCAGCTGGTAAGCCGACAGGTTGAGCGGGTCACTGAAAGTGAGCTGCCCCTGCTGCAGGTCATACTCATACCAGGCGCTGTCCACGGGCGTTCCAGCAGCATCGACCACCTCCACGGCAGCCACACTGGTACGACCGAATGGCACTACCTGATTCGCCTGAGGCGATGCGATGGAGTGCTTAGCGGTATGGTGGATCAGGACCGTCTGTCCAGACTTGAAGGCCGGCACGCGGCCGTCTGCCGGCAAGCGCACCGACTCCAGACCGATCACTACCGCCGACAGCGGGATGGAGCGGAACACCACAGCGCCAATGTAGACCGTACCCGGCAGCACCAGGGTAGGCTTCCAAACTTGATCGCCAACCACCGCTGCAGGATCGAACCACGGCGCGCCTTCATTACCCGCCATCGGCACAAGCTGACCGAAGGCAACTTTCGCCACGCCCGTTTCCCAATCAATCGTGCCGGCCACCTGTGGGCCGCTGATGTTACCGTTGACGTCCGCCGTTGCCGTCAGCTGGGTGCCGTCCACCACCACCGCCCTCAGCGTGAACACCCCCGGACGCAGGGGCGAGCCCGGGGCACGGAAGTAAACACCTGCCACGCCGTGGTCAGCGATGCGCGTGAGCAGGGATTGCACCGTTACGACATTTGTCCCGCCGGGAACCCATTGCGTCAAGGTCACCGCGCCGTTTGAATAGTCGATGGCGCCGCCGTACACACCTGCACCGGACATTGGATCGATGTTGTAGTAAAGCCCTCCATTGCGGTCGACGTACGTGCGCCCCTTGTAGGTGAAGCGCAGACTGCCCGGCACAATGCTGTCACTGATTGTCGGAGTGAGCAGCAGCTGCACCGGCGGCAAGGGCAGCGTTTCGGTCGACGTCATCTGCGCCGCGCCCGCAACCATCCATCCCAATGAGATCATCGTACCTGCGGAGAAATCGGCGCCGACGTCCTTTCGGGTGTAGCCGGTGATCTTGAGCGTGCCGCCCGGATTGACCTGGTAAAGCGGAATCGAGACCGCGTGGACCGTGAACTTACCGGCCTGGAGGTTCAGGGCGCCCGTTGCGTAATTGATCGACCCCAAGGTCGCCGTCATCGCCTGCGAGCCAAGCTGTACCCCAACGACGTTGCCCTTGCCGTCATCCTTTGCCACGACACGCATCACCTGCGGCGCACTCGGCATCCCCTGAGTGTCCTTGGAGACTGAGATCAACCAGTCAAGTCGAAGGCTTCCGGCACGCACTGGACCGTTCGGGATCTGGACCGACACAACACCCGCCGCATCCGGGACAGGCTGCGCAGTTGCAGTTAGGGCTTCGCCGTACTCGTAGTCACACACCACCTGACTGTCCGCATCCGGGAGAGCTATCGGGCGAATTACTACCTCGCCCGTGGCGTAGGAGATCGAACCGCGAGGGACTCCGCCTATCAATAGCGCACCAGCGCCGTTGTCTGAAACGGCCACGGTGCTTCCGCCCACGCGAAGCGTAAAGGAGCTGCTGCCCGGGACAATACCTGTGTTCTCCAGCATGAAGTGCAGGGCTGGAGGCTCGATGGCCACGTCGCCTGTGCGCGACTCAGCGAGTACCGGGGTGCCCCAACTAGGGATTACGCTACTGTCCAGGTCTGGGAGGGCCCCGGTAGTCAGCACGACCGCGCCGGTTGCGTAGTTCACCGAGCCGCTGCCCTGCCCTGGCTTGCCCACCAGCTGGCCCTGCCCATTGTCCTGCAGGCGGATCCACTTACCCAAGGCGCGATAATCCACCACAACGGTCCCGGCCGCCGGGAGTGGGGTCAGCTGGAAGAGCCAGTTGTAGCCCTGGTTATTCTGGGTAACAGTGATCTCATCCGAGAAGCCCTGCGCGGAAATGGCACCGGCCGGCCTGGCGGTAACGTTGACACTCGCAAATCCAACCGCATTGGCGCTGATCAAGGTGATCGATCCGGCCAGGTAATCGACTGAGCCGGTCCATGGCGACGCGCTGGACGAGGTAAGATTGCCCGCCCCATCGTCCGACAGCTCAACGCTGCCGGCCAAGACCTTCACTGAGCCCAGTACCATCGGAGTGCCAAGGAACCGCGTGACCGGAATTCCAGCCGGGAAGTTGGTGCTGAAGCTCAACGCAAGGGTACCTGCCGGACCGGATGGCACGTAGCTGATCGTGCCCAGACCAGCCAAGACATCGCTTACCGGAGTCTCGGCGGTGGATGTCGGCACGATGGTGACGTACGGCGTGTCCACCTGCACGGACAGGTCGCCAGGCTTGGCAGCCGCAGTCAGGCGCTTCACGCTGTGGTAGCTGGTGGCCTCGACCACGTTGGTCTCATAGATGCGCGTCGGCGGCTTGATGCTGCTCAAGCGCACGGCCTCCTGGCCGGGGAAGTCGTAGAGCAGTGCAGTGACCGTCTCGACGATAATCACGTCACGCTCGAATGCGCCCAGGTCGTCGTAGAAGGTCCGCGTCGAGCGCGACAGGACGCTCTTGACCCGCACATACTGTTCGTTCGGGGTATAACCCGCAGCTGTCACAAAAAGGCACAGGTTGTCGTTGATGTCAGGGCTCGGCGCGTCCTTCATGCAGTAGAACTGCAATGCCTGCTGCCCAATGAAATGGTTGCTCAGCAGCACGTACCGCGACTCCACCCCCCGCGTGATGTAGCTTTCCACGCGGTTACGCGCGTCGCTGCGCACGTCGCTGTAGCTCCCCGTGGCGAACATGCTTACCTGCACCTTCGGATCGGTCGGCGGGTCGAGCAGCACCCCAATGGCGTCTTTGAGCACGTCCGTGCCAGGGGTATCCACGTGCACGAACATCTTGCGCAAAGTAGCGCGCCCCGTGGTTCGCTCTTCGTCACCGATATCGGGGAACAGATTGTTCATCTGCCCGTCCACAATCTCGGCCTGCACCATGCGTCCGCCGCCGTCGGGGTTGTCGGTCAGGCGCTGGGATTGGCGCATCTTGATGTCTGTCGCAGAAATCGTCATCAGTTACACCGTCATCAGTCTAAGAGTGATTGAGAAATAGTCTCCGTCCATCGCTGGCACTGCGAAGCGGATAGGCTCCGCCTCTATGGCGGCGCCGTCAGTCCGGCGCCAACGGACATTGAACGATCGATCTCCCCCGTTATGCGCAGGGAGTACCAAGGGCAGAGCGTCATTGCGCGGCTGCTCTTCGCTGGCCTGTAGGGCACGGAGCACGGCGAGCGATATGGGGGCGACGAAGGAAGTTCCGTCGCGCTGGGTCTGAAGCGTGATGGGACGACCGGCCTGCAGTGCGGACTCCTGCACGATGCGAGCGCCTTTCAAGCTAGTCTTTACCTGCTGCCATACTCGCCAGGACGTGAACTCGTCCGCCCATTGCAGGTCTGCGGGCAGCTCTATCCCGGCCAGGATGATCCGGCTCATCGGCGGGCACCCCCACGAACTGAGACACTCTTGCTGCGAGACACTTTCTCAATCACAAGCGGTGTAACCAGCCCCGCAATGCGCTCTGCCTGCTCGCGCTCCGCAGCGGATGCGCTTGCCACAACGGAGCGCGCGGGGGCAACCCACTCTATTCGAACCACCGCCGCGCCATCCCCCGCGTTATTACCAATGCGCTTTGCGTCTGCGGCTGCCTGCAGCTCCGCCTCTTGTCTGGCCGCATCCAATCGATCCTGGGTATCCTGGCGCGCCGCGCGCCGGCGCTCCGCCCGTTTCGCCTCGATCTGTGCTTCCAGCTGCACCAGCTCTTCCAGCTCGCCTTCGCCGACCAGGTCAAAACGCGACGCTAGTTCACGTCGCTTCTTGGACATCTCATCCATTCCCAACGCAACTCCCTGGAGCTCTTCCTTGTAGGCCTGTAGCTCGCGCCGCTGCTTTGCCAGCCCGTTCCAAATGTTGGCGAACTGCTGCAGGCCTTGCGGCCCGTTCATCTGACTCAGCAGCTCCCGCGTCTTCGCCGATATCTGCCCCATATCCATAGAGAAGCCGCTCGCAGCCGCCGACGCGGACTTGAGGTTCCCACCCGCGCCGCCCGCCGCGTCCCCGACTGCTGCCACGCTATCGGCCGCACCGGCAGCTGCCTGTTGTACTTGCTGCAGAGACGCGACCGCTTCGCTGCTCCCTTGAACCACCGCTTGCGCGGCAGCAGCGCCCTTCGCCCCCTGCCTATCAAACTCAACATTCGTTGAGTACAGCGCACCCTGGATCTCCAGCTGAGCGTTTACTTGGTCCTGCTTCCACTTATCACTATTGGCGACCGCCGCTCTGGCCGTGTTGGAATACGCGGCGAACGCCCGCCGAACGTCTTCCACGCTCGCCTTGCCCGAAGCCGCCCCGCGTCGGATAGCTTCAAACGCCTCCTTCGCCGAGTCCCGGGCAGCATTGAGCGAACTTTGTGACTGGATACCCAGCCGCCCGAACTCATCGTTCAGCGGGTTCATCGCGTTGGTGATCTCGCGGATGCGGGCATTGAGGGCCGACGCTGAACGCTCAGCCTGGTCAAAACCAACCTTCCCCTGCTGCCCGGCGGCCTGTAGCTGCGCGCCCAGGGCCTTAGCCTCATCCAAGGTGGCCACCTTGCCCAGCGCAGACTTGAAGGCCGCCTCGATCTGAGCGCTCGTGGACAAGGCGTTCTCGACCACAGTGCCGAAGGCAGCATTAGCGTCTCGCCCGGCAGCCGTGAAGCTCGCTCCCATGCGGTCCGCCGATACGCCAAGCTTCGTCATCGCGGCCATGAGCGTCTGTTCGAGCACGACGGCCGTGTTCGCCGCCGCCGAGGGCAGCGGGCTGAACGCAGCTTGGGCGGCGGCCTGGAACCGGGAAAGCTCTTCGCCGCTGAGCTGCTGCAGGGTGGCCATCAACCCGTCGCGCACGTTCCGTGCGGCGCCCGCGCCTTGTTCCGCTATCGACGCCAGAGCCAGGCCGACGTTGCCCAGGGAATTGGAGTCGGAGTAGTTCAGGCTCTGGAACAGCTTGCCGATCTCGGTCACTGCCAGCTTGGCGTCGCCCCCTATCCCTTTGAGCTGCTCAACGACCAGCTGTGCGCCCGCGCCGATACCCGTCTTGAGCGCCTCGCCCGCTAGACGCGACCCCGCCGAGAGCGCCTGGTAGCCGGCACCCACTTCTGTCAGCCGAGACTTGACCTGCTCCAACTGGGCCAGCTGCTCCTCCGTGGCTAGACCCAGTTCCTTCTGCGTAAACAGGAATCCGAATTGCGCATTGAGGTATTTCTTGAGGCCGTCAAGGCGGGCCTGATATGACTTGCGTTCCTCCTCGCCCATTGCCGCTACCTCGGCCGAGGTCTTGATTGACACCTGCCCGTACGAGGCCACGGTAACGGCGAGCTTCTTGTACTCCACGCCCTGCAGATACATCTGCTCACGCATCAGTGTGAGCGCGGCGCCGGCATCCTTGCTGGCCTGGCTCCACTTGCCCATCTCTTCGCCGAGGGCTTGCCCCATCGACTGAAGCCCCTTACTGACTAGCTCCAGCCCAAGCAGAGCGATCGTGATGGGTACTGCGCGAGGCAATGACTTCAGAATGTTGCCCAGGGTCAGGGCGCCCTTACCAGCCGCATCCATTGCGGCGACGTTGGCGATCTGCGCACGAGTAGACGCGATCAGCGCAATACGCCAGGCATTCATCTGCACGATTGCACGCACTATCGCGAAGGTTGCGAAGGCCTTACCCAGCGTCGCCAAGGCGCCTGCATGTTCGACCAACCAGCTGGTCGCCGTACGGGCAGCATTGGCCATGGTCACGATGCCATCGGCGGTCTGCTTGGCCCACCGGGTCAACGTTCCGTCTTTGGCGAGGCGGTCGACAAGCGCAAGCATCTCACTGAGCTGCGACTTGAAGTAGACCAACACGCCTTGGTCGGCGACCTCCTGCTTCCAGTCCTTGAACCGCTCGGTCGCCGCCTTCCACAGCCCGGCGATGGTGCCCACCTTTGCTGCGGCAGCGGCGCCACCATACGACTCGGCCAACAAGTCCAGGATGATGGCTTGGGCCTGGGCGACTTGTCCGGTCGCCTCCAGTTGAGTGATCAGCTGCTTCTGGCTCGCATCCAGCGTGAAGCCTTGCTTGCTAAGCGATTCCATCGCCTTCGATGGCGTCTGCAGCGCCTTGCCGACAACCTCTGCCGACTGTTCCAGGCTCATGCCCAGACGCTGGGCCTGGTCGATTGTGATCTGCATGGCGGCAGGAAACTGCTCGCCGACGATATTCGTGTACGACAGCAGGCGAACCTGGGCTTTGGAGATCTCACCGTCATCAAACAGCCCGCCCTGAAGCTGGCGACGCATCTGCGCCAGCTGCTCGGCGGTGAACTCGCTCTGCCGCCCAGTGGCCGCCAGCGCCGCTTCTAGCTGGCCCAACTCCTGCTCGGCGTCGCTTCCCTCCGTGATAATGCTTTTGATGCCATCGGCGATCTTGCTGAAGCCGATGAAGCCCAAGGCCGTGGCCGCCACGCCCTTCAGCGCGTTCATCAGCGAACCGGTGGCCTCGGCGGCGGTACCCAGTTCCGCAGTGTCGCGCGTAGCCTGGTTAGCGCGCTCACGGTATGCCTTGAGGGCCTCCGCGGCGGCCGTGCTTGCCTTGGCCTGCGCGCGGAAGCCTGCATCGCTCTGTTCAATCTGGTCGTTGCGTTTGCGAGCCTCGGCCGCAGCCTGGGCCGAAGCCTTGGCCTGCTCGGTGAAGGCCTGCGCGGTGCGAGTGGCCTCGGTTCGCAAGCGCTGCTGGCCGGCTGCCAGCTGGCTCGTGTCAACCCCAAGCTCGCGCAGTTCGGCATCTGCCTTGGCCACCGCCTGCCACTGTTTGCTCAGGCTGGCCTGCAGCTTGTCGCCTTCGGCGCGGAGTGCCTTCTGGGCATTAAGCAGATCCCTAGAGGGCGTGACCGTCTCGCCGATCTTTAGGCCCAATTCCAGTGCGGCACGCTGGTTGGCGTCAAACCGCTGTTCCAGCTCGCCCAGCGTCCGCATCATGCTCTCGAACGCTTCCGCTTTCCCGGCGGTGGCATTGAGGGCGGCGAGCTTGTCGACCAGTTTCGCGGTATCGGCGCCTACGTCTTCGGCTGCAACCCCCATGTCGACCAGGGCCTGACGCAGATCGTCCACGCCTTCGGTGCCGCTGGTCTCAAGGACTAGCCTAAGGGCTTCTTCAAATGCAGCAGTGCCCGCCATCAACGCTTCCTCTTTCGTGCCAGCGCGAGCTGGCGGATCAGTTCGGTACTGCGATACATATTCATTTCCCTGGCCAGCCTGCTGGCCACAACCTCGCCCTCGCCCATCACCATCTGGAAGGCGCTTGCCCCCGTGAGGGTGCGCAGCTTGCGACGTCCATCGCGTCCCGATGGTGCCGTGGCATCACGGGAGAACTGGCGCACCACCATCCGGCGCTGGCCACCGATCCGCGCAATGAACGCAGAGGTGTAGACCTTGCGCATGCCCACTTGGATACCTGCGGTGGCACCGGCAGTCTTGCGACCACCCCAGCGCCCACCGAACCCGATCAGCGGCAGCTTTTTGGTGGACGCGTTGAGGGAGAGGTACTCCCCCTCTTCACCGAGGCCAGAGCGGACGCTGAAGCGTCCACTCAGGTCACCCGCGCGGACGGTGTAGACCTCTCTGATCGCTCTCTTCGCCGCTGGCTCAAAGCGCCGGCGCACCGACGCGATAGAACGTGAGTCGGCTTTTGCGATGGCGGTCTTGCTCAAACCGTCCACCAACGCGGCAAAGCGAGCCAGAGCGCCCGCGCTGGTCCGCCCGAACGTGGAGCTACGGGCCATCAGCGCACCGTGCGCAACAGCGGCGGCACCCAAGGGGCACCGCCGCGTCCAGACGGCAGGAGGCCTGGAGGGCCATCAGCCGGCCTGCTGCTCGTACACCTTGAAGGTGTACAGGGCGGTCTCTTCCGAGCGGAACACGACCGGCCCGGTCAGGGTAAGCTGGATCGGCTCGTCGCTGAACCAGTCCACGTCACCGTCCACGGTAAGATCGACCTGCGGAATCCGCAGCAGGCCTTCATCACCACCGATGCGGTCCTGGACATCGCCCAGGATCATGAAGGACTTATTCGGCACCGCACCGCCATTGATGGCCGTTTCCCGGTAACCGTCGTAGCTATAGTCCAGGGTGAGCACATCCCCGTGCTGGATCGCGCCGCCTGCCGTGGGGATCAGCAGGCCCTGCCGGTTGTCGATGGTGTAGTCGGTTCCGACCTCCAAGGTCGTGCTTGCCTTCTTGACCACCAGTGCCGGCGAGGCCAGCACGAAGCGGTGGCCCAGCTCGACAGGCGCATCCTTGCTATGGACGGTGACCGCCTGATCGGTCACCTGGCCTTCGGCCACCGTGCTGGTCACCGCACTGCCGTAGAGCATGCGCGCCAGGAAGCCGACCGGAACTTCCAACGCGCCCACCGTCACGTTGGTCGTGCCCGGGTTGGCGTCGCGGTGGATGATCTGGCCGTAGCGATCATCGCGGCGCTTGCTCTTCACTTCGGTCGTGTCGCCGGCCTCATAGCCAAACGTCAGCGAGCTCTGTTCGAGCGGCTTGTTACCGAACTTATCGTCGGGGTCGGGGATCAGCGGGATGCGATTGGCACCGCTGCCAATCTCATAGAACCGAAGATCACCTGCGAACTTGCGGACCTTGGGCTGTGTGGCCATGGGGATTCTCCTGGGAAATGGACACGGGCTAGAAAACTTCGGTCAGACCGGCCCGTGCGGTGATCTGAGCGACAACACTGGAATGGCCCGCGTCGTCGCCGACGGTGGCCAGGTTTGCTTCGGTCACTTCAAAAGAAGTGACCCCCTTGGGCAGATCACGGAGGTCGAAGACCAGCGCCCTGCGCAGGTCCGCCCGGGCGCAGTGGACTAGTTGGCGTGGGTTCTCCTGGTCACCTCCGCGCGGTACGCTGAACTCGATCACGACCCCGACATCCGAGGAAGCCTGGGAGCGCCCCGACGAAGTGGCGCTGATTCGGTCCACCTCGATGACGGTGGACGGGCCTTCGAACTCAGCCGGTACATCCGAGTCGTCGACCACCACCAAGCCATTCCCGATGTCGGTGCGATAGCCCGAAGCCTTGGTGATCAAGCGCACGCGGGCTGCGAGGAACTCGACCAGCTGCCAGCTGGCTGGAGCTTGGTTATCAGGGCTGGACACGGCGCACCTTCCAACGGCTTAAAGAGCCGTCGTTGGAGAGCTCCGTGGCGTTCTCATACAAGTCGCCATCGACCAGCAGACGGCCTTTCTGCGCCGGCTGCAGCCCGACCAGCGCCAGGCTGCCGAGCACATAGTCGACCTCAACGCTGAGCGCCTTGAACTGGCGGAGATCCCCGACAGTCTCCACATCGCGAGTGACGTAGACCTGGCATGGCAGCGCTGAGGAGCCGCCCGGGGCGGTGTAGAAGGCGTGATCGGCCATGCCAGCGGTGGCGAAGCTGGCATGCAGGTCGGCATCCAGCTGGGAGAGGAACTCACGCTGATTCATCGGCGTCCACCGTCTACACGCCGGTTTTCCCGCGCCAGGTACAGCCCAGCCGCCGATGTTGCCAACGCGATCAGATGCAGCATGAGGATCACGGCTCACCTCCACACTGAATGGCATAGGCCTGCAGCGCGCTTATCTGGGCGTCGCACTGGTCGGCGGCGCCAATAATTCGGCCCGCACTTTGGAACCGGTCGTCGGCGCCACCATCAGGTTGGCTGGCGGCGGAGACGGCCTGGGACAGTTCAGCGGTGTGGAGGGCCGCTTGCCAGCGCTGGTGCAACTGACGCTGGCCAGCACGCAGATCATCGACAAGGCGATCAGACTCATCCTGCGCATGCTTCTTCTCCTGTTCATAGCGCGCAGCCAATGCATTTGCTGCTCTGACGTTGCCGCGCTCGATTGCAATGGCGCTGCCCAGCTCGCCAATCTCGGCCTTGGCTGCGGACAACTTGGTGTTCGCGTCGTCTCGGGCAGCGATGGCGGCCGCCGCTGCGGCGTCGGACTTCCAGACGCTTCCTCGCTGCCAGACGATGACGCCGAGAAGGATGGCCAAGACAATGGCCAGGGCGCGGATCATGCCGACACCCCATCGGTTTCGGGTATGACGGCGCCCAGCTGGCGCAGGACCGACTCCAGCTGCCGGATCCGGGTCCGCAGCGCGCTGGCTTCTTCTTGAGCGCGAAGGCGCAGATCCACCTCTTGCTGGAGCCGCACGTCCTGAGTAGACAGGCGGTTCTCCAGCGTTTCGATGCGCCTGGCAAGGCCGTCGATCAAGCTGATGTTGGCATCGGTCTCGGTGCGTTCCTTCTTGCGAGACAGCACCGCGCCCCAAGTTTCCCGCAGCAGCCAGAAAGCCACCACGCTCCCAGCTAGCCACCAAGGCGCGCCGTCGCCGATGTCCGGCCCGGCCATTACTGCAAGGCCTCGGTGACGCCGCGCTCGATCACAGCGTCGTCCCAGTACAGGCGGCCGTTCTCGTGCCGGGCAATGGCCCGCACAAGGCGAAACAGCGTCACGGGCCGGTTCAACGAAATGATCTCGGTCCCTCCGACGCCGACTTCGTCCGCCACTCGGTGGACGTAGGCGGCCGTGTTGTTTTCCACCGGCGGGGCCCAGCGGTTGATAATCTCCTTTACCGTCCGCAGCCCATGCTTCCGCTGGTAAGTCAGCAGGGTCTTGGCAAGGGCGCGAAAGCCGGCCTCCGGCGTGGTGAACACACAGAAGCGACGCTCGCGGGCCACGGCGGTCGCGGAACGGTCTTCGCCCTGCCAAGCCACGCTGGTGCGGTCGATGTTGCCCGGATTGTTGTTGCGAACGCCGCGCGGCGTGGTGGTGGTGTTCATGAGGTTCCCCTTGCCCGTGGTGAAATGCCGATATCGCCCACGCCATCCCGGCGCATGTGGGCGATACCGGCCAAGCTTTTAAGCGCCGCCGGCCTCGCCAGCCGCAGCAGTGCCCGGCGTCAGGCGCACGTACACCGTCGCTGCGCCTGCGGCCGCCGCGTACACGGCAAAGCCGATGTCACCGACCTGGTCTGCACCCGCCGCCGCCGCGATGGCGTGCTTGGCAGTGCCGTCCCAGTTGACAGGCGCGCCCACGGCGAAGACCGCTGCAGCCAGCTTGGGCAGCTCGAACACGCCTTCCACATGGACAGCGATGATCTCGCCGACCTTGCCGTCCGTGACGGCAGCACCGACCAACTTGCCCTCGACCACCAGCTCACCGCTCTTGGCGTCGCTGGTCAGGGTCACATCCAGCACACGGCCGTCCTGATGTGCGTTCTTCATGGTTCAGTCCTCACTTTCGATATGAATGGCAATCAGGCGCGGCGGGATGGCCGCGCCTGACCGAGGTTCGGATCAGGCTTCGGCGGGTTCAGGCTTGCCCGGGTTCTTGTAGATGCCTCGGTAGTCGGCAATAGCCGGCGCAGCATCGAGGCGAACCTTCCAGGCAACACCGTCGACGGTGAAGCCCTGTTCCTGTTCGAGATACGGGGACTGGTTACCGTCCAGGTAACCCACCACGATTCCGTCCACGAATGCGGGGTTGGCCACGCCGTACCAGGCTTCTGCGCTCTTTTCATCAAGCCGGCCGTGGTCCCACACTTCGAAGGTGTTACGCACGGTGTTCGGGTCACGCTCGCCGCCGCTCCCCACAGCGAACTCCGCAGTGCGTACGGCGCGGGCGCGTTCGCCCAGCGCAACGGGGGTCAGCAGCCCCTTCATCGGCACCTGGATCAGGTTGCCGTCCTTGTCCTTCTGACGGCGCATCCGGGCCTGCATGCCGCCAACGCTGGAGGTACTGATCAACGCCGCCGGCAGGAGGTTGCCGTGATCGGCGTGGAACAGCGGCTTGCCATCGGCCAGAATCGGATTGCCGTTGATCAGCTCGAAAACCGCCTTTGCAAGCGTGCGTCGAGCAGCCTGGCCCATCTTGCGCGGCACGTCGCTGAAGATGCCCAGGTCATCGTTGATGATGGCCTGACGGGTGATGGTGAAGAGCTTGCCGTAGGTGACGATCTTCATCGCCTGCGATTGTTCGCTGAAGGTGCCGTGCTTGTACTCGCCACCTTCCGGCACGATGTCCAGATCCGAGAAGGCGCCCAGTCCGACCAGGTTGGTGGGCTTGAAGTCCGGCACGTTGACGGCGCGGGTGAACTGGTCGAAGTTCTCCTCCGCTTCCTGATACCCCTGCAGCACGGCCCGGCGCGAGGCGTCGCCCAGCAGCGAAGGGAAATCGGAGGTGCTGTGGGTGAAGGCAAGACCCACAATCTGCATCCGATCCATGCCGGCTACGCTGGTGCCAGTAGCCTGGACGCACGCGCGAGCGATCTCACCCATGGTCATTCCGCGATAGGGGTTGCCGTCGGTCGGCTGCACCAGACCGGCACGGGCCTGGATTGCATTGGCCATCGCCGAGCGGGTCAGGTCACGCTGGTCGGTGCCAGCGGTGAAGTTGGCCCCACCGTTGAGCGGACCCGCGTTGGTGGCCAGCAGCGCCAGGATGTGGCGGCCCACCGCATCGGCGGTGACATTGGAGTCAGCCTGCGCGATCACGCTGTTCACGTACTCGCTTACCTGGGCGTTGCCCATATGCGGAGTGGCCATCGCTTGGATCTGCGAATTGCGCTCGCGCAGTGCCACCATCGCGGCCTGGACCGGATCGGCCGCGGCCGTCACCGGCGGTGCGGCTACGGGCGCGGCGACCGAGGCGGGGGTGGCGGTTGCGCCTGCCGGAGTCGCACTGGTGCGGCCGGCATTGGCGAGGATGTGACGGTACTGCTGGTTCATGGTGGGATCCTCGATATGGCCGATGACGGCCGACTGGCTGACCTCAGGGAGAGAGGCGAAAACTTGTGGGGACAGGCACGCCGTGATGTGGCGGCGAAGCTGGGCGGTGACCGGAGAGGCCGCGCCGTCGATGGACTGCAGGTAGCCGCTGATGGCCACGGCCGATGCCCCCTGCCAGCGGGCGCTGGCGCCCGGCTCGGCGCCCACGACGGTGTCGGCCAAGCCGGCCTCTACGGCCTGCGGGCCGGAGTACCAGTGGTCCACGTCGTCGGTAAGCAGGCGCTCCATGTCCTCGCGGCGACCCGAGCGGGCCGCGTACGCTTCCAACATCGCCGCCGCATGAGCGTCCAGGGCATCCGCGTTCTGGCGGAAGGCAGTTGCGCTACCGGCAGCCACCGTGCGCGGGGCGTGCACCATCACCAGCGAGCTGGCGTAGACCTGCCGCTCATCGCCGGCCTGCAGGATCAGCGAAGCGATGGACGCCGCCTGTCCTTCCACGGTGATGATCTTGCGCGCGGTGTGGGACTTGAGTGCGTTGTGGATGGCCAGTCCATCAGCAACGATGCCGCCCACGCTGTTCAGGCGCACATGAATCGTGGAGGCAGTGATCTGTCCGATCTGATCGACCAGGTCGCTGGCTGAGACCGATTCTTCGAAGAGAAATCCGCCGATTGCGCCGTAGATCATGACTTCGGCCGTGTCGGCGTCGGCGCGAATCTGATACAGCGCGGGACCCAGCTCGGGCTCATGGCCAGCGTCGGCCCGGATGGTGATTTGGATGGCGGCGGCCAACAGGCATGCACGCATGGTCATTCGCTCCTGGAGAGATCGTGCTGCAGCGAGCCCACCACGCGGGCACGGGCTTCAGCGCTGGTGTTGGATGCCGGCGGCATCAGGTCTTTGTTCTGTTGCTGCCAGTCCTGGCGTTGGCGCAGGACCTCGGCCGGGTTGTTGCCGTACTGCAGGGTGTTTTGCTGCGGCGATACCCAGCCGCGATCTTCAGCCTCGCCACGCGCGTAAGCCTCTTTCAGCGGATCGATCCAGGGCATGACGGGACGCACGTAGGTCGATGCGGCCAAGTCGCGCAGGGTCCAGCCTCGCGGCATCTTCACGCGACCGGAAAGGACGCAGGCTTCGACAAAGCGCATGCGCTGGGGCCGGACACAGAGCGCGATAAAGCGCTCGGCGAGCATCAGGTAGCTGCCCCACTTCTCTACCAGCTCCTGGCGCTGCGCCGAGTAGGTGCCGTTGTAGTCCAGCGACAGGCTGGAATAGCTCACCCCAATACCACCTGCAGCCGCTCGCAGCTGTTCCTTGCGCCACGTGGCCGCGTTTGGATTGGGCCGGTCAGTGCCCAGACTTTCGATGGACTCGCCCGGCAGCAGATCATCGAAGATCGCCCCCGGCGCCAAGCGCAGCTCACGGATTGGCATGTCGTCCTGGATCAGCACATTGCCGCCCAGATCATTGCCATATTGCTCGCCCGAGCCCTTCTTGATTTGGAACGTCATCGACGCTGCAACCTTCGCAGCGATGCGCTCGGACTCCTCGTAATCCTTGACATCCTCGAAGCGCGACATGGAACTGGCGAAGACGCTCAATCCACGCAGCTGGTGCAACCGCTTCACCAACGCGATTCGGTGCATGAAATCGGCCGAAACACGTTTGGTCTCGGTGCGCGATCCCATCGGGTCACCCGGGTGGCGCTTAAATACGTGGTAGGCCACCGGCCTTCCCCACGCATTGCATTCAACGCCTTGGCTGATGTTGCGCGCCGGATCGTTGAAATCATGCGGCACCAAGTCCGCTTCGAGCATCTCAAAGCTGTAGGGCACGACCGATCCGTGCTGCAGATACGACACGGGCCCAATCAGGTCCTGGTAGAACGCGTCGCCGTCCCGGAACCAGCTGCGAGCCAGCAACTGCTGGCACATACCGTAGTCGTGGGAACCGGTCACTTCCGGCGCGTCCCACCATGCGTCCCACAGGTCGTCCAGTTGCAGCGCCAGAGCGCGGTCGATTGGCTGGCCCGGCAGGCGTGGAGCGGAAAGCACATCGATCCCAGACCCGACCGTGTTTTGCACCAACACGTTGAGGGCATTGTCTGCCAGGTCCAGATCGCGTTCGAGGTGGCGTGCCTGGTCACGAAGCTGACGTGCGTCCATTCCCGCGATGGCATTGCCACTGCCCCAGTCACGAGCGAGCTTGCGATTGCGCGAGGGACGAGTGACCTCATGGGCGCGCGCCAACACCGGAGCGAGCTGGGCCCGCGCTGTGGCGATGGCACGATCAGTGCCGAGTGCTGCGACCAGGCGTGTCTTGGCGGTGAGCGCGGAGGACATCAGGTGACACCGCCAAAATCAGCGTTCGCCCAACGAGCGCGACGGCCGCCGCTTGCCGCGCGATCCACGACAGCTTGCCATTCCTTACGTCCGTTGCGGATCTCCGCAAGGTCTGCCCTGGTCAGCTGACGCTCTCCGAAGCGAACTGACTGTCCAAGCAGGACAGCCTGTTCGGCGGCGATGTACAGATCCAGCATTTCCTGAGCAGTCTTCATGACTACATAGGCTAGGGACTTAGGTGTCCACGAACTCAATAAACTCGTGGACATCACTGCTCGCAAGTCACTGATTTGGAAGGGGCGAAAAACTAATTTGTCGCCACTTTCATTGAAAGCGTGGACACCTCGCTTTCCTCACGCTTTGGCAGACCGCCGGGGAACAATTCATGAAGCTTGGAACGGGAAACATCGAACTGCCGCATCACTTGTTTCACGGGAATCCCATTCTTGAGCGCGGCACGGATTTCCTCGACCGCATATGTCTTGGCAACCGCCGGAAAGTAGGGCTGTTCACCCGCGAAGCAGTGCATCACCGAATCCACGAAGGGTTGCGCCATCCGTTCGCTTATCCCGATGTCCGCCAGCATCGCCGCCAGAATTCGTTCCCGAAGTTGTTCGGTCGTCTCTCTTCGCTTTGCCATCACAGTCCCCAGCCGTCGCGGGCAAAACCCGAGCTACGCGCTCGGCCCGCCGGCGCAACTTGGCCCGCAGCCACTCCCACGTGGACGCCAAGGGCCGCTTCCCCACCCGCCGATGTTTCACGGGAATCCGGTGCTGGCACTCCGCCCGATCCGGCCAGCCTTCCCTCCAAGGCATCCCAGTCAGACTTGGTGAAACGATGCAGGCGCACCTCCGCGTGGTGGGCTGCGGCGTAGGCATACACCCACGTGTCCAATGGCTCGTTGCGGGTCACGCGCTTCTCGAATCTATTTTTGACAGGGTTGTAGACCTCCGAGACGAGCCCGGGGAAGAACTCCGGGGACAGCTCGTCGCTGAAACGCACCAGTCGCGCCTCCGCCTGCCGCTCGGCGTCGGCTGCCAGCCGACTGTAGAGGTAGTGCTTGGCCGCCACAGTTCCGACATGGTGGATGGTGATTCCTCGCTTATCCGTGCGTTCTTTCCAGGTCACGTCGGCAAGCTTTCCCTTGGACAGAATGGGCGCGTTGTTCGGCACCGCGCCAAAGATGCACATGACGCGGGTGATCTTGCGCTGCCGTACGTAGTTCTTCACCGCCTCGGTGCGGTGGCCACCCGCGTCGATGGCGGTGGCGGAGGCTCGCAGCTGTACGCCGTCCTCCCGCTCTATGGGCCGATTGAGCAGATCCGTCAGCGCCACCCACACCTCCTCCTCTGCCGGGTCACCGGCAAGTTCGACGTAGTCGAGAGTCCAAGCGGTCATCCCCCGCCCCCACCCAACCACGTGGACCGCAAGCCGGTTGTCCTGGGTATCCACACCCACGGTGATGGCCAGCACCCCACGCGGCGCACAGCGAAGCCGGTACGGTTCCACGCGATCTGCGATCACGTTGTGCTTGACCGCGCGCATCTTCGGATCTTCCCACGTCTCAGCCAGACGGTCGTTTACGAAGGTCTTCAGCGAGGCAGGATCGTTCTGCGCATCCAGCCATTCGCGCACCAGGTCAACCCAGCGCGGCCCTAGCCCGAACTGGTAGTACAGGCAGTTGATGTGGTAACCGCGGACGAGCGAATCCGGGTTGGCCGGCACCCAGCGGCCGGCTGCGATCATGTCCGCCTTGTGGTGCTCTTCGATACAGGCGCCGCAGTCGTTGCAGGCATACCAGGCATGCTTGGCGTCGGGTGACCAATGCAGTCCGCTCCACTGCAGGTGCTGGAAGTGTCCGCAATGAGGGCACGGGACGTGGTAACGACGCTGGTCCGATTTCTCATAGAGCTTGGCTATGCGGCTCAAACCCGAGATACCCGGCGTACTGATGTACAGCCGCTTGTAGGTGGTGGGGAAGGACGAGGTGCGGCCATCCAGCATCTTGACCGGGTCATCGCCAGTCAGCAGCACCTGCGGAGCTTCATCGATCTCATCCACCACCAGGTTCTTGACCGTCGTCGACTTCAAGCGCTGGGGACTACCCATGTGTTCCACGTAGAGCTGGCCACCTGCAAAGTCCTTGAAGGTGCGCTGATTGGAGCTGTCGCGGCTGGCGGTACTGCTTAGCGCCCGGCGCACGGCCTTGCACACTTCGATCATCGGGTTGAGCTTCTGGTTCACCCACTTGTTCATGGACGCTTCGCCCGGCAGCGCGTACATGATCGGGGCCGGCGCATAGTCCATCCAGTACGCGATGGAGTTGGTGGCGATCTGGCTCTTGCCGAACTGGATGGGGAACATGCAAGCCTGGTCGTGGACGGGGCTGCGCGCGGACATGTTGTCCATCGGCTCGCGCAACGGCGGATTGCGACTGGTGACCCAGCGGCCGGGCTTGCTGCTGCCCTTACTGGAAAGTCGCATGTGCTCGTCATTCCATTGGGAGACGGTCAGCGGACGACGGGGTTGCAGCGAGCGCGCCAGGACGGAATGCAGGCGAGCCAGAGCGGTCATTCAACCACCGCCGTCGAGGCGGTACGGAAGCCCCGGCTCATTTCTTCCAGTGCGTGACTGACCTCGTTCCAGATCAGCTCCCGGCAGCGGGCCTCGTCGGCAGTTGCCGCCAGCTGCGGTGCCAAGGCGTCTGCCATGCGCTCCAGCTCAACCCGGATCGCGGTGGCCGCTTCGGCCAGCACGTGTTCGACCTGCCCGGCGTCGAGCAGCTTGCCCATGCTGACTTCGTAGTCACGAGCTGCGGCCTTGGCGTCGATCTCGGCCTTGTCCGCCAGAGCTTTGGCCTTTCGCTTCGCGTCCGGGGTCGCTGGCGCGGCGTTGTCCTGCTCCGCCTCTGGGTCCAGGTCTTCGGGATCAATTTCGGGGCCTTCCCCTTCCCCCGCACCCGCAAGAGATGCGCCCCGCGTTTGAGCGTGACGCGCGGCAACAGCC